CTTGCCATAGAGTCTTTGACTATGTTTTTCATACCTTCATAGAGTTTCTTACCTGCTTTGATAGGTGATGGAGGTTTACCTTCACCCATTCTAGCTTTAGTAGAGTTAGCATCACGAATAGCTGCTATCTCTTCAGCAGTCATTTCACTAGGCTTTTTACCTTTATACATGTCTCCCATTAGTTTCCTCCCATCATTTTACGAGCTTTACGTTCAGCTTCTCTAGCCCATGACATACGATCACTAGACTTAGTCTCTGACTTAGTTGATAAAGATCCTGTAGCTGATTCTTTAGTTGTTGAAGAAGTTGAAGAAGGTGTATCATCCATAGTAGAGCTAGATGAAGAAGAGGATGCTTCATATTTAGGATACTTATTAGTATAAGTAGTAGCTCTATTGCTCATGTCTTCGTTTTCTTTAACTGTTCTAGATACTTTTACATTTCTTCTTGTAGTAGTATCTTTGTAGTCAGGTTTACCCATAGTATCAATAGGTGTGTATACTTGACTAGGAAGTTTAGTGTCTACTCTTCTTTTATTAAGATATTCATCTATCTTCTTTATATTTGTATTTCTTTTAGAAGGACTAAATCTCTTTAATTGTTTACTTTTCTTGTCTTCTGCCATACTTATTTCCTCTTTGTTGACTTAATTTGAAACTGTTTAAACGGATTTGTAACTTTCACTCCAGGTTTCTTCACCATTCCATATTGTTGTGAATGTACAAAGGCTTGTGTGTTTGATGTTAGTTGGCTCATTAGTAGTTAGGTTTTCCTTTCACTCCTGATTTACGACCATAATTACCAAAGGTAATTCCATTCTTTAATTTCCATGCTTCCTGAGACATTCTACGTTTCTGTGATACAGAGACTTGTTCAGCTTTAGGATTAGCCATTTGTTTTAATGTTACAAAAGCAGTTGACTTAGCTTCAGCAAGTAAGTATGTAAACATTTGAACAGGAAGATCTGGGGTAAATGTATCTAATAATGTAAAGGCTACGGATCGTTTACCATGACATTGTGTTTTAGCTGCTACTAAAGTAGTATCAACAGAACTGTCATAAGAGTCAAACACAAGGTTATCATCATCAAATGAAGTAAAGTATTGAGGAGCTTTATCATTATAAATTAATAAAGAGATACCTGTCGTATCAGTAACTGTTGTTACATTAGATGCAGAACTATCTCTTTGGTTCAAGATATAAAGAAAGTCTTCAGGTGTTTTATAAAGAATCTCTTTGTACTTGTCTTTAGTATCTGTAAGTTTTCTACAGTTATAGTTAATTGTTTTAAGATCAATAATGGTTTCAGGTAGACCCATGTGAGTTGGTCTAGCGTTTGTACCACTTGATTCTAATTGAAATGTTTCATATAGAAAAGGAAAGTCTCTACCATCTATAATATTATAGTAAGTTGATTTAATGATTTGAGCTACTTGTAGGGCTTCAACTGTATCATTAATACTATTGACTTCATCAGAATCCATATCTGACATGATGTCTTGTACCATTTCAAGTAGTGTCATTTTAGCCATAATTTATTTCCTAATCTAAGAATAGAGCAACTAAACCTGCTTCAGTAGGAGTAATATTCTGTCCTGAAGAAGTTCCGTCTCCACCTACAAACATTGATAGAGTTTGACCTGCTGTTGCTGCTAGTGTACCTGTTGATGATAATGTTAGTTTATCAACACCATTAGTAGGTTTAACAACAGAACTTAATCTAGTTCCTACTGAGCCATCAAGAGCATACTTAAAGTTATAAGCAGATCCTGAAGCAATAGCTGTTGTTGTAAAGTTAATCCAAAAGGTTACTAAGTAATGTCCTGCTTGGTTAAGAGTAATAATACCACTTGCAGGAGTTACTGTAAGAATGTCTTCATTACCTGAAGCAGTCCACTCTCCACTTGGATTAAGTAAAGAATAAGCAGAAGCACCTGCTAATGTATGTGTTGTTGTTCCACCTGATATATAGATTTCAGCATGAGCTTTACCTGGAGGGTAATCCCATGTACCTGAACCTGATCCATTAGAAATATATACTCTACCTGCTGTAGCAGTGCTTACACCCTTGGGTTCATGTATATCTGGATCATCTATAGCATTATGTTGTATTGTCATAAATATATATTCCTAAAAGATTAGGAGGGGTCCGAAGACCCCTATCCTAATTAGTTTTTGTCGTAAACGTATTCAACTACGATTCGACCTTTACCTGTAAGTAAGTCAGTATCAGTACCTGCAACTACAAGTTCACCTGCAGCAGCACCGATTGTTTTACCTACTAAAGCACCTGCACCAGTAACAACGTTACCTGCTGTACCAATAGCTGTTTGAGTAGCCTCTGAAGCAGAGATTAATCCGTCAGCATCGATAGCAACACCTGCAGAATTATACAATCCAACAACTAAGTCTGTTGTAGTAGATGTAGAAGTAAATGCTACATCAACATATAACTTAGCTGAAACGATTGTTGCGTTTGCAGGGATAACAAATTGTAAATTGCTAGTACCAGAAGCAGGAAGGTTATTATACGCAAAGTCCCATACAGCAGATTTTACAATCCCGTTGCATGTTGACTGTTGAGCACCCTTACTACCATCTGTTGTTCTAGCTCCGTAGTGGTTAGCTACTCCACGTTTAGCATCAATTTCATAACTCATTGTTTCGTCTCCCTATTAGTATGTAGCTTCGTCAGTTAAAATAACACCAAGTGTATCTACACGTTGAGCACCGAAACCAAAGCGAGAAGTAACTTGATACTTGTCAGCTCTTTCTTCTTGATCTCTCCAACCTTCTGTTTTAGGAGCACGTCTCCATGCGTGCATGATTGGCTTGCAAGAGTCATCAGCAACACACATAAATACGTTAGCCTTGTCACCAATTTCACCTGTGTCATTAGCTAAGCCATAGCCTGAGCCATCGATAGCTTCTGTAGATGTTAATGATGGTAAGAAGTTAGAAGTGTAGATGTCAAAACCAAAGATGTTTCTTACAAACTTATGGTCACGAGCAAAACCTTCTGTTACGATACCTTCGAACATTGGGTTGTTTGATACGTTTACTAAGTTTTGTAAGCTGTTCAATGTAGCTTCAACAACAGGGTCTACAATAGCGATACGACCACCTGATGGAACATTAGCTTTATCAAATGCTAATTTCATAGCGATGATGTCATCTAATGTCATGTTACGAGTAGAAGCACCTGCTCCACCTGCAACCCAACGATGTGGACGACCATTTACTAAGTTAGCGTTAGCAGCAGTATGAGCAGCGTTAGCAGCAGCTAAGAACTTAGTTTCATGGTTTTCACCTAATGCACGAGTAGATTCCATAGCACGCATAGCCATGAGTGTGTCTACTTGAGAACCATCTTCACGAAGGTCATCAGAAACTTTCCAAGCATCACCGATGTAATCAGTAATAGCAAGTGTTAAGTTACCTGTGTCAATAGGAGAGAAGTTTAAAGGTGTATCCTCAGCAGCATCTTGAAGAGTTACAGTACCTACTGTCTTGATGTTAAGAGTTGTACCTGAACCGAAGTCAGTTACGTCTCTCCACATACCTTCTGGCAATAGATAGTCGTGTAAGTTCTCAAGAATAAACTGTGAATACTGTTGAGCTTCAATAAAAGCTGTAGTATTGCTAGTTAATTGTGACATAATATTTCCTTATTATAATTGAGATTTAACTTTCTCACCTGCATTTCTCCATGCTGCCAACATGTCTTTAGTAGAAGCACCTCTTGGTACTCTAGCAGACATTTCTGGTTTAGCTGTATTGTTTAAAGCTTGTGTATTAATAGAACTTGAAGGTTTACCTACTGGTGTAGATTTAGTTTCAAATCCTGCAAGCTTCATAACAACATTAGGAGATGTTGCAGCTAAGTTATTAAGTTGTTGTACAGTTAGTCCTGCTTCTTGAGCAATCTTATTATAAGCAGTTTCAGCTTGAGCTCCATACTGTTCAGTAAACTTATTAGCTACTGTTTGTGCATTTTGCTTAGCTTTAGTTTGTTGCTCTTTTTGCTCAATAGTTTGATTAACTAACTGCATTAATCTATCTTGATCAAATTCAACACCTTGAGGGGTAGCCTCTGTTGGTTGAATGCCAGACTTCATTTCATCGAGTAGTTCTTCGGCAGTTTTACGTCTTGTGAGTTCTTCCTTTAGCTGAGCCATTTCTTCCTCTAGGGTTTTAATGTGCTCTTGTGCATGAGGAACAGATCTCAACGCATCTTCTGCAGATTTGTACTTTTTACCTTCACCTACAAAGTCTAGAGCTTCTGTCGGAATCTCAAACTTAGGGGTAGAAGTATCTGCTTGCTGAGTCGCTTGGGTAGTTGACTCGGAAACTTGTTCTTGTTGTTGTGTATTATTATTATCTTCAGCCATTATTTTTCTCCTTGGTCAGGAATAAGATTATATAGTTTAGTAAAAGCCTTTTGAAAGCCAAGTTGGAATGCTT